TTCAGGCGCCCGGAAATGGGGATTTTTTATTGGTGCTCATTACCTGGAGCCGGATACACGATATGAAACTGCCGAGTGCGTTGGATATGGGTCTGGTGATGGTGGTGTTGATCGGGTTGCAGGCGTTCTTTGCCAACGTTCCCGAATCGCAGGGATGGTGGGCGCCGGCCATTGCGGCTGCGCTGCTCTCGGCGACGAAGGTGCTGGAGGTGTGGTTGGTGACGCAGCAGCTTCAGTTCTACTCCGCGCTGGATGGCACGTTACCGGATCAAACGATGGAAACCAAAACCTACCAGTTGAAAACGTTTCGCGTCAGGGAAGGCAATGATGCGCTCGATATCAAATGCGCATTTGTGCCAGAGCTTGGAGGTTGGCTGGTCAGAGAATAACCAGCGCCCACCAACAAAAAGCCCCAGGTTCACACCTGGGGCTTCTTTGTTTCGCCGATGCGCTTTTCTTCCTCTCCGGTTGCAGCCACGAGCCAACCGGAGAACACGATGCACATGACACCCATGGCGATGTACGCATACCGAATATAGACCTGGTAGATGATCAGCGTCTGCCGGTCTGGCTCCGTGCGCACCAAGGAGAAAAACATGGCGGTCGAGGCGAGGGTAAAGATGAAAATACTCATCCATGACAAAAGGGGTTGTCGCCTGATCACCGCCATAAATGCCAGCAGGGTCGCCGTCGCCGCAAAGATGGCCGTCACTACTGCCATGACCAACGGCGAATTTGTGGCCGTGTAGAGAGCATCAATCATGTCTACCATCCGCCCCTCGCCAACATTGCAAACAGCACGATCAGAAACACGAAAACAACTGCACCGAACACCGCCTCGACAGGAACTTTGAGAATGCCCCTGTCTTTCAGGACGATCAGAACCTTGTCCTGGTTACGCAAAATCTCGTCATGCTCTGAAATTTTGCGGCCGTGCTCAGTCAATAGTCTCCCATGCTCTTCAATTTTCGCACTTTGATTGCCATCGTAACCTGTCAATTTGCTGTCAGACTCCGCATGCCGGGCTGCCAGATAAACGTAGTCCACATCATTGCCCGGTCGGGCTTTCTCGAATGCGTCACGGAATGACAGCCCGTCTGCTAAACCTTGCGCCAACAAAGACCCGGTCAGATACGCCGTCTCGCTGTCCAGTTGCGTCACCGTGCAGATGGTATCCACCTGCGCCGAGGTGACCACCATGTTGCCAACTGTCACCGAGTCACACGCCAGCAGCACCACCAGCTTCAACCCGTAGCGTGCCACAGAGGAGAGGTGCGCAGGCGTCAACTCCTCATTTGGCACGCTGGCCGCCGTCTGGTGCAGCAAAATGCCGCCTGGATAGCCGTGCGCCACCAGGTACAGAATGTCGTATTCGCCGCCTCGCAACCGTTGCACGATGTGCGCCACCGTCACCCGACCGAGAAGCGGCGTCACGTTGATGCCCGTCGTTGAAATCTCCGTCAGCAGGCGTTGCTGACGATCGGTGATATTGGCATTCCCGGTATCCGGTGCGACATACAAAACACGCAATGACGACCTGCTAGGCTAGTCCGGCACAGATTCCGCTACTACGCCCGCGGGCAGTTCGGCCGCCTGCTCCCGAAGCAACTCATTCACCATCATCAGCGCACCCTCCTGCCGGTTGATGCGTAGCTCCAGTTCACGTTTGTTTTCCAACAAAGCGTTGAGGCCAGTTTCGATTTTTTCCCGCCACTTTATCAGGTCAGACATATACACAGCCTCCCATCTGAAATCCTAGTAACCGATTACCATCCAAGCAAGAACTTGAGCGGCAGCGTATCCGTTTTCGATCTCGAAAACGCTGCCATTGTGATACACGTTGATTTTCGACGCCGTGCCCATCGTCGTTGAATAGCCAACTGCGTCCTGTGCGATGGTCGTCACCACGTTAGCCGTCAGTGCGTAAACAGATGATCGACCGTAGGTATGGCTAACTATGACCAACAATCCATTGGTGGCAGGAAATGTGAACTTGCCCCCGGCTGCCAATGATACGGTGTCCAGCCCCGCCAGTGTATGCCCGTCAGCCGGTTTCGTAATCGCCGTGGCCCCGCCGCTGGTACCAATGCTCACGTTTGAAAATGTCTGCGTGGCCGTAAACGATTGCGCCACCGCAAGCCGGGCAAACTTCCCAACGTCAACTTTGCGGTCTTTGTCTGTAGAGCCTGCCGAGCCGTCTACCAGCCACATGTAGTCACCGCTGACCGGGTCCGTGCATTCGTTGAGATTCTCGATATACCGTGGCATTGTTTAGCTCCTACAAAATGACTTCGCTGAATGCGTCCCACAGACCACGCACCGCCTGCTTGATTTCCGGATCAGTCATGATCGCTTTGGCCGTGTCGACCGTCACCACCGCCCGCACCATGCCCTGCACCATCCCGTCGGGGTTGCGCAACGTTTCTACCGCATAACTTGCCCGGCGTTGTTGGCGGTTCTGGGCTTTTTCTCCCTCTGTCGGGTCGGCGGCCTTGTTCATAATCGTAATAGCCTGTGTGATCATCGCCTGCCGCACCCGGCCCACGAATGCGGCGTCGTTTGATTGCTCTACTTGCTGCGCAAAATCTAGTGCCATGTATCGCTCCTGTCCTAGTGACTAAATGATGCCGTACTGCGCACATTCATCAGTGCCACGTTTGACACCACTCCGGTGAATTTTATCTTCTCGGCTGCCGGGTCAAATACAGCCGCCGCCTTGATGGTCGTGCCCGAATAGGCGAGCATTTGTATCTCGCTCGTCTTTGCCAACCCGTACCCAGATTCGATATACAACGTGCCGCCAAAGCCGGCGTCATAGAACGTGTACATCCGGCCAACGCTTGTAAAATTGATAGCCGTACTGGTGTAGTTCGAGGCAATCGTAATGCCGGAGGCGTCCATTGTCACCGCCCCGGCGCCCGCGTAAATCTTCCCGTCGCTGGCGCTGGCATACCATTGTTCGGTGCCGCCGGTGTCAACGCCCCGCAGTTTCCCGGCCGATGCGCTGTACTCAAGTTTCGCCGAGCCGCTGCCAGTGCCGAACCGAAAATTCCCGCTGCTGTCGATGTAGGCACCAAACGCCGTGCCATCCCAGTAGCCGACGTTGGCGTTGGTCATGTATAGACCCGCCGCCTTGCCTGACATGGCGGCGTTGGTTGCCTCCAGGAAAGCAAAATCCTGATTGTCCGCACCTGCCGGCCCGGTTGGTCCTGTCGCTCCAGTGGCGCCAGTGGCCCCAGTTGGCCCCGTCGCTCCAGTAGAGCCCGTCGCTCCCGTCGCCCCGGTTGCCCCCTGGTCCGCCAACAGCCCCCACATCGCACCGGTCCCCGGCGCATTGCCCCCCGCCGAAGTGTGCGCCGTGTCGGATATCCAGCTCTTCCCGCCATAGCTGACGGCGTCCTGCACCGCATATGCCACGCTGCCGGCACTCCACGCACCACGCCAGGTCATTGTCTGGATCGGAGCGCCGCCGGGCAAATACAGATTGCCGTAGATCGTTACGCTGCCTGCATAGCTGGCATTGCCAATCGTCAGGTTGCCGGTGATCGGGTCAAAGTCAAAGCCAGTTGTGGCCCAACCGCCGCCGACGTTGGTGCCAAAACGCACCCGCCCGCCCGCCTCGAGCGTCACCGTGTCGTTGACGCCATCGTTCAGCGTCAACGGAATTTGATAGAGCTTCATGCCCAGGTTCGTGGCGTAGAAATATGGCTCGTTGGCGTCGCTCAGGTCTGTGCCAGCCGCAATGCCATACTGCTCGATGCCGCTCAGCCCTGGCACGCCTACGCCGTCCAGCCGTCCAAGGCGCACATGGGGCACGATGGCCCCGGCGCCGCCCGACCACACATCCGACCCGACCGTGAAAATATCGATGTACGGCGCATAGTTCAGATCCGCCGTCATCAAGATGCGCCCGTCGCCTTCCTCGCCATAACTGACAATGCCGGTGCCGGCCGGGATCGTGGTCGCCGTGCCGCTCTTTTTCTCCACATGGTACCGGTAGTACGTACTCATGTCCGTGATGCTGTTGATGCGCAGCCACAGGTCATAGACGCCCGTGCCGTTGAAATACTTTGTGCGCACCACCCAGCCGACGGTAAACACCTGTGCGTGGCCAGAAACCGGGTCCGTAATGTCAATCCAGTTCTCAATACTGCGTGCCGTCATCTGTGTGCCGCTGCCGGTCACGCTGTCCGTGCGCAGGTCCATCTGCGTGCCACTGCCGGTTCCGCTCGTAGTGCGCAGGTCCATCAACGCTTCGTCACCCGAGTCGCTGATTGTGGCGTCATTCTCCAGCTTCGCCGCTGTGGCGATCATCATCGTGCCGCCGGTGGCATGGAATTCGTCCATCACGAAGATCGATGCGTGGAACTCACCGCGTGCGACGATGTTGTTGAACTCCGCATTGCCGGTCGAGGAAATCTGCCAGCCCGTCAGCCCGCTGGTAAACCCCGGATTACCGCTTTGCAGATTGCCTGCCGAGTCCAGCACGATCAGCTCGTTACCGGACACATCCTCGACCCGCCACAGCCGCCCGGTTTGGCCTGATTTCTGCGTGACTCGCAGGGTGTGGTCAGCGTTGGCAGTGGCCACCACATCGAGCGTCGCCGCCGGTGTGCGGTTGACACCAATGCGATTGTTCAGTGCATCGACATAGAGCAGGTTGGTATCGAGCAGCAAACTGCCGTTGGCGTCAGTGGCCAGCACCTTCGCCGTCGCCGCCGGGTTGCTGCTGCTCGTCAACCGGATAGCATCGGCCTCGACGGTCAGCCCGGTGGCCCCGGTGTTGGCCACAGCCACAGCGACATTGTCGCCAGAAATAACCAGCCCGTCGCCGGCATTGACCGACAACACCCCGCTCGCATACGCCAAGCCGGCCCCGGCCGCACTGCTCGCCAGAATGACATTGTCGCCGGAGATGGCCAGCCCATCCGCCACATTCACCGAAAGCACGCCACTGGCATGCGCCAACCCAGCCCCGGCCGCCCCGGCCGCCAACGAAATCACCTGCCCCGCCACCGAAATGCCCGTGCCGGCCGTCGCCGCATCGTGATGCGCATTCGCATCCAGCACGTGCGCACTGATATCCACCCCATCAATCGTCACGCCCGCCGTCACACTCAGATTGCCGATGAGGCTCCGGGTCCCATCCCGCAGCAGAAACTGCGGCGCCTGCGCATCGGCAATCGTTCCCGTGTGCAGCGAAAAATCGTGCGCCGCCACCGAGCCGCCGCTGCTGCTGCTGCCGCCCCGGCTCGCTGCCGCAATCCACGGCAAAATGTATGGTTTCAGGTCCTGCGCCAACTGCGAAATCTTCTGCGCCATGGTTATCCTTGTCGCACCCTCAGCAGCTCCGCCAGGCTCGGCGTCCCCGCAAACTCCACCACCAACGCCATGCCCGCCGCCTCAAAGCTCGCCCGCTCCACAAACGCCGGCGAGATCCCCGCCGTCGCCGCCAGTTCGCTCGGCAAATCGGCCAGCTCCACCCAGCGGGCCACCGGCAACACGCCCGGCTCCCACTCGCCACCCGCCGCATCCAGCATCAGCACCCGCCCCCCAGCGACTGACAATAAAGGATTGTCGGTCGCCGATGAAGGCTGCGCATACAGCCGCACCACCCGGTCATCCGTGTAATCGAACAGAATCCGCCGCCCGTCGCTCATCCCGATCTCGAGCAGCCCTTCCATCGCATCCCACGCCGTCAGCGCCGCATCCATCGTCGGATTCGACACCACGCCCGCCGTCAGCGTAGTGTCATAGCCCTCCATAAACTGCGCCGCCGTGTCGATGTGCGTCGCCAGCTGCGTGCCGATATCCTCGCTACCCCAGATCTGGTACGGCAGATACCAAACCGGCGCCATCGCCTCCCACGCCGAGCCCGTCCACTGCTTGCAGGTCCCCGATACTTCCGTGGTCATGCCCGTCAGCAGGTACGTGCTGGGGTCCACCGAGCCGCTGCGCTCCACCACCACCCAGTAGGTAGTCCCGGCCACCAGCGCCACGGCGCTCATCGTCACCCACACCCAGTCCACATCCGTCGTCAACGAAGTCGCCGCCAGCGTGCCCGTCGCAATCACTGTACCTGGCGAGCCGCTGCTGTTGCTGCACAGCTTCACGGTCAGGTTGTCCACCGGGCTGCCCACCTTCCCGGCCCGCACCGCCACCTGCGCCACCGTCGCCATGTTCGTCGCCGGCACAAACGACTGACCCACGCGCACGCCCCGGTGCGCCACCGTCACCGTGGCCGCCGGGTTCTCCGAAGTAGGCGAACCCGTCACCGACAGCCGCTGCGGCTGCGTAATCGCAATCGAAGGCCCCGCCGCCTCCGTCACAATCGAGCCGCCAACCGCAATGTCGGTCGTAATGTGGTCCGTGCCCGCCCCGTCCAACCAGTGCCAACCCGAGTTCGAAGGCGAGCCGGTGATGTAGATCCAGTGGTCGATCAGAAAATCACCCAGGATGGCGCTCACGCTCTCGATGTCATCCGTAGCGTCAAACGAGATCCCGGAGTTGGTCACCGCCACCACTTCCTCATCGGTCTCCGCCGCCACCGTCCACGTGCCGTCGTTGCTGGCCGAACCGGAAATCGTCACCTGGTGCCCGGCCTTCAGCGCCCCCAGCCGGCCAAACGTGTCATGCAGCGCCCCGCCGCCAAAGCCGATGGTGGTGGAGGCAACAATGCCCCAGCCGATCGGCTGCTCCTGCTCATCGCCGCTGTCACCCAGGAACGTCACCCGCCCATCCAACCGCTGCACATACCGCCATTCCAGCGTCCGAGCCCAGCCCCGGCAGTGCAGCACCGCCACATCCTCCGCCCCAGAGCCCACGGCCCGCAGCGGCTGCGGATAGGCGAACCGGCTCAGGATGTTCGTCTGCTTCTGCGCCGCCAACGTCGCATCGCTATCGCCCAGGCTGTGGACCAGCTCCCGATAGCCATACGTCGCCACGCTGGTCGCATCCTCCGCCCACGATGTCTCCGCCGCCTCGGGCAGATCCCCGCCGGTGGAATAGACCATCTTCACCCGGTTGCTCATGCCGTCCAGCGAGGCCCCCACCTGGAGCCGCCCCAACGCCACATCCACCCGGTGCACATAGCCCCACCACAGCCCCGTCCCGCGCTCATTTTCAACACGCACGCCATAGCGCACCCAGTCCAGCAGCGCCACCAGCGCCGCCCGTGGCCCCCGCACCTCCACCGTCGCCTCCGCCGGCCCGCCAACGGCCGCAGCCGACCACCGCAACGGCGTCACCTTCAGGTCAGCCGCCACAATCACATCATTAAACGAGCGGTCCAACATCGAGACTGCAAACATCCTGTAACCTCAGTTACAACTAAATCGTATGATACCGAGGCCGATACCACGCCCGCACCGTCAACTGCCGGGTAGGCGTGAACGTGGCGCCCTCATCAAACAGCACGTGCATCCGGTTCACCCGGTTCGGCCACACCATCAACGGCTGCCCATACGCCCGCACAATCGGGTATTTCCCCGTGCCGTCATACAGGTACGCCCCACCGTCAATGCCATTGTCTTCAATCGCATCGCCGTTGTCGGCCGTGTACCCGATCTGCTTCAACTTGCGGAAGCCGTCGGTCGCCATCAACTGGACAAAGTCCAACACAATCGAGCCGGAAGCCGACGAACGCACCGTAATCACCAGCGCCGCTGCAGTGGTCATCACCTCGTAGCCGCCGGGCGGAATCGGGAAGGTCCCCAGGTCCAACAGCCGGCCGGAGACCAACACCTCCCGCCCGCTCCACAGCGCCTGGAACACCCCACCGATGTACGAGCCCACATGCGCCTGCACGTAGCAGCCCGTCGTAATGCTCGTGTTCGCCATCAACGCCCGAAAGTAACGCCCCTGCGTCTGTCCCAGCAGCGTGTTGTCCAGGTCAAAGGTGTAGTGGCGCGTCGCATGCGTACTGCTGCCCACCCAGCTCACCGAGGCCCCACCCACCGCCGCCGCACCCAGCAGCCACACATCAGCCGTCGCCGGCGTCGAAAAGACGTTGTTGCACAGGTACATATTGACCCACGCCACGCCCGCCCCGGCCGCATTCGTCACCCGGATCTTCGCCGGCGTCGGCAGCGCCCCGGTGATCCGGTTGGCAGCTGCCTGAAAATAGTTTGTGTTGCCCGCGTTGTCGTTGTTGTAGACCGTGACGCCGCTTACCCGCTCTGTCTGGCTCGAGCTGGAAAGATAGATCTCCGTCTCTTCGCCCTCCCACCAGTCCTTCCGGGTCCACGTCACCGCCACCTCGACCGTGTTCGTGGTCGACTTTAGCCGGCGCTTGCTGGGGTCTTCGCTCCAGGTGAGGAAGCCATCGAGCAGCTCGCTGCGGTAGGTATTGCCGGAGTCCTGCGGCGTGAAGGTCACATAGCTCTTGGCTGAACCCGTCGCATTGCGAATCCGGGCATCCTCCAGCATCTGTTCAATCGCCTGCGTCGCCGCCTGAATAACCGCCGCCGTGCCCTCGAGCACCAGCACGGCCGTCTCGGTCACCTCATTGCCATCGCCCCGAGTCGGAAAATAGGTAGACCCCAGATGAGCCGTCCCATCCCCGCTCAGCGTCAACGTAGTCCCACCGTTATACAGCCGTAACAGCATCAAGCCCCCCAATCACCAATCAACCAATCAACCAGTCCCATCGACCGACAAGAAAACGTTGTCAGTCGTTACGCCAACCCCGCCGCAATCATCCCCGCCACCCGATACGCCTGGCGTTGCAGATCCCGCTCATTGTCGATGCGCACGCCGTTGATCGTCACGTTCACCACCGGCGCCCCGCCGCCCCCACCCGAGAAGCGATTCGACTGCCCGTTGGTCATCACCTCCGCTCCCGGCGGCATTACCACCAGCTCCGGCCCCCGCTCCCCAACCAACGTCAGCCCGCCCGGCGCCCACGATGAACCGCCGGCCCGTCCGCCATTCAGCCATCCGCCGATATCCGGAAGAGACCAGCCGGCCAGCGGATTTACAAAGACCGCCGTGGCCAGCCAGTCCTTAAAGCCAACCAGATTATCCCAAACCGACTGCACGCCCTCTGCAACAGCGTTCACCGTACCGGTCAGCCCACCCCATATTGAGTCCCAGAATGCCTTGATCCCGTTGAGAATCGGCTGAATCTTCACGCCAAGATCCTCCAGCGTCTTCAGCACAACATTCTTGACACCGCCGATAACCAGCGCCGCCAGCGACAGCAGGTTGTTCAGCGAATCGCCCGTGAACTTCACAAAGCCGTCAATAATGCTCTTGCCCGCCGCCCAGGCCGCCGTCCAGTCGCCCGCAATAAGCGCCGTGACCAGATTCACCATGCCGGTGATCGTCGTATTGAGCATCGTGATAAACACCGTGACCTGCGAGATCATCAGACCGAACGTAGGCGCCAGCCCGCCGATCACGGCTGCGAAGTTATTGACCAGCAAAACGGTGATGGCCCCGAACGTCGCCGCCAACATCTGCCCGAGCATCAACAGAATCGGCGCCACCGTCTGCCACAGCGTTGTCAGTGCCGTTTGCAGCTCGGTAAACTCCGGCCCCAGTGCGGCAAACTGCGCACCCATCCCGGCAAACGCCTCTTGCACGCGGGCAATCGCCGGCGCCAACAAGGTTGCCAGTTGCGTCCATCCCTGCGCAATCACGCCGCTCGCCTCGCCGGCCGCCGTTTGAAGTTGTGCAAAATAGGGAGTAATCGTCGCGACCGCCGTCGCCGTAATGCCCTGGATGTTGCCAAAATTCGACGCCCACGCCGCCGCCAGCAACCCCACAGCCAAGATCGTCAACCCGATCGGGCTGACCAGAAACCCAACTGCTGCGCCTATCCCGGTAATCAGCAGCATCGCCGGCCCGGCCGCCGCCGCCACCGCCAGGAACGCCAGCGCCGCGTTGCGTGCCGGCTCCGGCAGATTGCCAAAAGCCGTCACCGCCCCAGCCACCGCCAACACCATCCCGGTCAGCGATTCCAGAAACGGCCCGCTCATTTGAATCATGAGCGATTCAAATGAGCCCTTCATTGTCTCCAGCGCACCATTCAACCCGCTCATGCGAGCGCCGGCAGTTTCAGCGGCTGCGCCCTGCTGACCCACGGCTGTGCTCATCGCATCAAACGACGCCGATCCCTCGCTCGCCAGAATCGTCGCAGCCCGAATCGCATCGGCGCCGAAGATTGTGGTCAATGCAGCATTCCGTTGTGCATCATTCAGGCCGCTGGTCGCGCTCTCCAACTGTGCAACAATGTCACCGAAGCCCAGCATCTGACCTTGAGCATCATAGACATTCAGCCCCAGCTCTTCCATCAAGCCGGCCGCCTCGCCTGTGGGCGCCGCCAACCGCATCAGCATGGTCTTCAGACTCGTGCCGGCGTCGCTGCCTCGAATGCCATTGTTGGCCAAAATGCCGAGGCTCGCCGCCAGGTCATCAACCGTTTGCCCGTTTGACGAGAAAACCGCAGCTGCCATCTGAAAACCCATGGCCAGGTCACCGATATCCGCACTGCTGGCGTTGGCAGCAGCGGCCAACGTGTTTGCCACTGTTGCCGTGCTCTTGGCCGGCAGGTTAAAGGCGTTCAGCGCACCGGCGGCAATTGTCGCAGCTGAAGCCAAATCAATTCCACCGGCAGCGGCAAGATCCAGCACACCGGCAATCGAGTCGCTGACCTCTTGCGCAGTCAGGCCCGCCTTCGAAAGCTCGAGCATGGCGTCAGCCGCATCGCCTGCGCCAAACACCGTGCTCTCGCCAAGTGCCAGCGCCTGCTCCTCCAGCATCGCCATCTCTTCTGCCGTGGCGCCGCTCACCTGCGCCATGATATTCATGCTCTGCTCAAAGTCGCCGGCAGAAGTTAACGCAACCGCTCCCAACGCCACCAGCGGCGCCGTCACCCCCAGGCTCAGCATCTGTCCAGACGAACGCATTGAAGCCGCCAGCCCATCAATGCTGCGCTGCGCCCCGTCCGTGTCGATAACAATCTCACCATACGCCGAGCCCAGATTGACGCCCATCCATTCCCCCATCCCCACAATCACCGACTGACAACAAACGATTGTCAGTCCATCACCAAACCCCGCTCTCCGGAATCACCATCTTCCGATCCACCATCGCCGCCAACGGTGCGAACTCCTGCGTTGGCGCACCTGGCTTATCATCGAGCAATCTTTCAAGGCGATGGATAGGTTTCCCGGATTTGTCCCGTTCGGCCAGCTTCGCCTCAACCCACCGCCCCAACGCCAGCGTTGCATGATCCAGCTGGAACGCTTCCCAACTTTCACCCGGCAGGCCCAGCAGACCGCTTGGACGTTGACCGTACGTGGCCGCCAGCGAGTGAAGCCGCCAAAGCTGCGTCTTGCTCTCCACGAAAGGGCTGTAGCGCCGTCGTAACCTCGTTCGCCCACTGAAAGATGGCCAAGCGATCACCGTAGGGCAGCTCCATTACGTCAAGCTCTTCCGGCGCCATCAAACAAGCAGCGCACGCCAGGTTGACCACCTCGCTGTGCTGCTGAAAATCCTCCAGCGTCACCACGCGGGCAGTGCCCGATGTCAACATCTTCTCCAGCTTCGGCCGCAGCTGCAGCGGGATGTTCCCCCGCTCCGCCAAATCCAAAACCGCCACTTTCTTCAGCGTCACCTCCAAACCAGACGGCAACACCATCACCGTACCCACCGCCCGCTGCTTGCGCCACTCTTCCAAATTCATAGGTCACTCCAGAATCCCCGTTCATCCCGAACCAAGTTTCGGGAACATCCCCCCCGCTCCCGCCGCTTGCGCAGCCGGGCCGCCACGCACCACGGACAGTCGCACGAGAAATTGCGTTCCAGCGCCATCCGCTCCAGCCGCCGGTCACCCCGCACCCAGGCAAAGCGGGGAAGCCGGGTCAAACGCTTGATGCGCCGCACCTCCGCCGCCCGCCTGGATGCCGTGGTGCTCATGTTAGCTCGTCGGCAACGTGGTCGCCGTCTCGTTCTGCACGATGGTGTAGAGCGCCGTGCCGTCGTCGATGGCAATGCCCTCGCACTTCTGCACGTAGAACTCGCCATCTTTGAACTCGCCCTCGATGCCGCCCATGATCTTCGCCTTGACGATCTTGACGTGGATGTCGTCCGTCCCATCGCCGAGGCTCTTGCCGTAGATTTTGAAGTAGGGCATGGCGTCGCCTGCGCGAGCGATGACCGTGTTGATCTCCGACGAGCCGGTCCCGCTTAGGGTCACCGTGCGCCCGGTCATGATGGCAAGACATTCCAGCGAAATGCCGCCCGCTTCCAGCTCCCAGCTCAGCTTGTCGGTAAAGGCAACGGTCGCTTGCACAGCATCATCGCCGTGCATCTCACCCGAGTTCATCTCTTCCTTGAAGCTCAGCGTCATGGCAGCCGGCAGATCCGCCTGCACCGTGCCGCCGATATTCGTGACCTTCACATCCCGCAGTCCGAATGTTCGGACAGTCCCTGTCAGTGCCATAGTCCTATCCCCCTGGTTGTCTCAACCTGTTAGAGCGCAGCGTCCGTCTCGCGCTGCACAAACTCAAAAACGCCCGATGAGTTGCTCACCGCAACCCCCGCTGCGCTCGTCACAAAGAATTCGCCTTGCCGGAAAGTCCCCTCGATGGCCGTCAGCTTGCACCGGTACATCTTGCAGTAGATTCCCCCGGTCCCCTCACCCTTCGCCCGGCCATAGATGCGCACATATGGAAATTCCACGCCCGCATCCGCCGTCAGCGTCAACGTCTGGTTCGGCGTCGACCCGGCCGCCACCGTGCTCTCCCCGGTCAGCTTCGCCAGCACCGCCAACGAAATCGCCCCGGCCTCCAGCTCCCAGTCAGCGCCGGCCAGCACGCCGCTCGCCCCGATCAGCACACCCTCCGCTGCGAACTCCGCCGCCGCAATCCGCGGCGCCACATGCAGCAGCATCGCCGCCGGCATGCTCACCGCCCCGGAACCGTCGTAGCTGGTCAGCTTCACTTCCCGAAGCCCAAAGGCCGCCTGCCCAAACGTCAGCGTCGTCATGGTTA